CTCGCCAGAAGTTAGAGAGGTTGTAGTAACGTGGTTTGTTTATTCCGATATAATTGTAACTTTAATGAAAAATAATAATTTGGCTATTCCGACAAAACTGGTGCCTTGACAAAGCCTGTTCACTCTGGTATAATGGTTATATAAGATGAAAAAAGAGATAAAAAAATTAAGGTATAAATAATATTATGGACATGTACTTACACACTGTTATAGCAATGGGTTCAATTATCACTGCATATGTGATCGGTAGATATATTCAAAATGATACTTTACATCAAAAAGTCGTAAGTTGGGTTCTTGACAAGCTTGAAGAAGATGGATTTATTTCAACTAGACTAGACAAAGATGGTGAAAAAGAATTGATTAAAATCACTGAAATTATTGAAAAACATACTAAAGGTACTTGACATTCTTCACTAACTTATGGTAAATTTATATTATGACTATGCATATGCTACCTGTGTATTACACAACTAATAATACACGGAAAAAGAAACCCACCAAAAACAAGAGAATTCTTGCGGCTCGTGCTGCCCACGATAGCTTTCTTCGTAAGCACGGATGCCACCCTGATCAACTCAAAACTAAACCTAAAAAATTTGTAGAGTGGAAAGGTCACGAATATGTATATCGCAGAGAAACAAAATTCATACCTAGTCGTATAGATACTGTTGGTATAGATGGTTGTGCAAAAAAAGATAATTCAGAGAGACTAAAAATATCATCTAATTACACCATCGCACCAGCATACAATAAAGGTGCGTATCAAGTAATAACTAAAGAAAGTGTAAAGGACATTGGGAAGTAAAAGTAGAAATTGTTGAATTTTTTCTAAATGGGGGTAAATAGTAATATGGTACGAAAGAAAATAATTGCTACTACGGACAACAGTAAGTGGGAAACACCTAAGAAACGCAAACCTATGACTGAGGAACAAAAGAAAGTTGCATCAGAACGTCTCGCAAAAGCAAGAGCAACGAGACTTGCAAATAATCCTGACTATGGTAACGCTGGTGTTCATAACAGTGTAAGAGAATTAACAAATGAACACACATTGCATCCTGAGAAAGTTAAACTGTGGATTAAAACTCAGAAAGACCTTGCAAAAAGTGAACGTACATCTGTAAGACAGAACATTAAAGGTGCAGCTGCAAGACTTGCTACCCATGAAGGATATGTTCGCAATATGCAAAATTATCTTCGTACTGGTGATTGGATTGATGATTTTTATGGGGAATATCAACAAAGCAAAGTGAAAAAGCGTTGTGTTGCTCTTGCCTATTATTGGTATGGGCCTAAAAAAGGTCAACCAAAACGTACTGTTGGTGTACTCTATCCTGATTTGGGTTATGTGTGGACTGAAGAAATGGATGATGAGGAATATTAAGTGGAAGAAGATAATGAACTTGGTCAAGTTATTAAGGGGCCATGGAAAAAAAGATATGTGAAACCTTCTGATGAAGTTGAAGCAGAGATCGCAAAGAATTTTTCTGAAGATTTGACACAGGAATTAATTGTTAACATGATCCAAATGTGTCATAATAATAAAATTGTAGTTAATGATGAAAAGTTTATACAAGACATTGGTATTATAATTGAGTTTACACGGGGATTGGTATATAGAGCTTTGAAAATGAAATACCCCACACAAGAAATTGTAGATACATTTGTTCATGTTAACATCAGTGATGATGGCATGAAACATACTGAAGTTGATATGAATAATTTAACCAAATATATTGAGTTGTTTAAAGGTGGTGATGATAAATGATATTAGTTGATATGAGTCAAATTTCAGTCGCAAGTGTTATGATGCATTTGCATATGACTAAGGAAACTAAACCAGATGAAAATATGGTTCGCCATATGATTCTTAATTCGTTACGTATGTATCGTACTCGATTCAAATCAGAATTTGGTGAGTTGGTATTGTGTTATGATTCCAAACATTATTGGAGGCGTGACTATTTTCCAGAGTACAAAGCTTCTCGGAGAACTACCAGAAAAAAATCTAATCATGATTGGGATGCTATCTTTGAATGTCTTAATAAAATCAAAAAAGAATTTTCTGAGAACCTACCTTATAAGTTTGTAGAGGTGTATGGTGCAGAGGCTGATGATGTTATTGGTGTTCTTAGTGCAGAATCTTCTGACGAAATTATGATACTGTCTGGCGATAAAGATTTTATTCAATTACAAAAGTATCCTAATGTGAAACAGTATAGTCCGATTACTAAAAAAATGGTAGGTGGAATGAATCCTGTTACATATCTTCAAGAACATATCTTCAAGGGTGATACCAGTGACGGCATACCTAACGTGTTGTCTCCAGATAATACATTCACTGATGGATTGAGACAACGACCGTTAGGTGCTAAAAAGATTTCATCTTGGATTGACAATAACATTGATGATGTTTTGCCTAATGATGAAGTGAAACGAAACTATCAAAGAAATAAAAACTTGATTGATTTAACATGTTGCCCAAAAGAATTGTCGTCTGAGATACTACATATATATAAGGAAGCACCAGTTAATGACCGTAGTAAACTACTGAACTATTTTATTAAAACGAGGTTAAAAACTCTAACTGAATCTATAGGAGAATTTTAGAATGGATTTATTAATATCAGAAATTTTAGACAAAGTGTCTAAAGCAAAAACAAAACAAAACAAGGTTGCTCTATTAAAAGAGTATGACAGTCCAGCATTAAGAATGGTTGTCAAGTCATCATTTGATCCTAAAGTCACATGGGCATTACCAGATGGAGAAGTTCCTTTTAAAAGAAATGAAGCACCTGCTGGTACAGAACACAGCGTTCTTTCATATGAGTGTAGGAAACTATATCATTACATAGAGGGTGGAAATCCTAAGCTTAGTCAAATGAAAAGAGAATCAATGTTTGTTCAGTTGCTTGAGGGTTTACATGATACTGAAGCAGATGTTCTTATCGCAGCCAAAGATGGGCTATTGCATCAAGCATATAAAGGCTTATCAGCAAATGTTGTTAAGGAAGCTTTCAACTGGACTGATGAATACATGGTAGATGACCATGCAGTTTATCATCAAATGCCTGGGCCTGCGAATGGATAATTTAGGATGTCCGAAAATATAATATCATTAGCAGATTTAATTGAGCAAAGATTTCGTAAACAACAAGAGATAGACTACTACAGGGAAACTCTTATAAACTTAGAACGAAAGATTCGTGAATTAGATAAGGAAGTTGGCATTACCACTTTAATTATTGATATGATTGAAACAGAAAGGGTATTGACAAATGATGAAAAACTTGGTAGAATGTTACTATTAAATGATAAAAAAGTGAAGTAATGAATATATTTTATTTAGATAACAACCCTAAGATTGCAGCTCAAATGCACTGTGATAAACATGTTTGTAAAATGGTTATCGAGTATGCTCAACTTATGTCAACAGCTCATCGTGTACTTGACGGTACTCAATATTATGGTCTAACCAAGAATGGTAGAAAGATTAAACGCTGGAAATTAGAAGACAAAGTAATGGAAGATAGTCTAATGAAAGCATCACATGTCAATCACCCCTCAAACCTATGGGTTCGGGAATCTAAAACAAATTACAAATGGATATATTCTTTGTGGATTAAACTACTTGCAGAATATACACATCGTTATGGTAAAGAACATGCGTGTGAAGGTTACATAAATTTTCTCAAGGATTTGCCAACAAACATTCCTCACAATGATTTTATTGATCCACCTCAGTGTATGCCTGATTATTGTAAAGGTAACGATGCCGTTCTTGCGTATCAAAATTACTATATACTAGAAAAATCAAGCTTTGCAAAATGGAAAAGTAGAGCAATACCAGAGTGGTTCAATAATGAAGTATGAAGACGTTTGGCAAAAAGAAGTAGCAAGTATGCAATTACAGCTGTACAATGCCTACATTCGAATAAAAGAATTATCTAGTGAAAATAATAATTTAAAGAAATTAATAAAAGAATCACAATCGGAGATTGACTTTAATGCCAACATATAATTTTTATAATGAAGAGACTGAAGAAGAATTCGAAGGATTCATGAAAATTTCTGAACTTGATCAATATAAATTGGACAATCCTCATATTAAACAAAGACC